TAAATCATCAAGAGTTCCATCATTATAGATTACATGTTTAAACAAATGATTATCCATTGCATGCTCTGAGATGTGATGATTAACTGGTGCGTGGTTATGACGATTGATACGCCATACATCACCACCTCTATCTTGAATAGCCTTGGCTTCATTAGGAAAACGCACATCAGAAAATACTACTCGCTGGTATTCGGCTGCTCGTTTAAACGCTTGGTCAATCCAAAATGTTTCACCAAATAGTTCACGACCAACATCAGTTCCAAATACTTGTAGCAATCTACGGACTTCCGCATTGCCCTTGGCTACATCCCAACCATACTCATCAACTAAATCTGCAACACGATTACCACTTTCAAGAAAAGGGTTCAATGTATAAACAGCATCACGCATAGGTAGCGCAAATGAAATGCGTTTGAACCCATAGTTTAAACACAATAGTTCTGCAACTGTATCTTTACCTGATTGGGCATAGCCCGATAATCCGATAATCATTATTCGTACCATCTCACTTTCGGATAGACTGTTATCTGAATAAAAAAGAAAAGAAAATCTAAATGCAAAGCACGGGCAAGGACTAATGCATCATTAGTATCCTCTATCATCTCAACAACTGGGTAGTAATCAAAGCCTAAACCAAAGGCATACAACTTGTTTAAACCAACATTAACGGATGCTCTCCCAAAGTCTTTCACTCTTGCCTCTGCGTTTCTGCTCTTGCCTGAGCGTTTGACTTGACTGTTCTCCTACGGTTTGTCCAAATCGGTGGCTCTCCACCTAATCTATCTTGAAGTTTCTTGATAGCCCTATGCACACGCTTGCGTAATGCTTCCTCGCTCATCTCATACACAACGGCTAACACATCAAAGTCCATGCCACCATTGGCGTATCGTTGCCGGAGAAGGTTCTTGTCTTGCTCGTTTAAACCATGCAATGCGTTGGCTACATCAGATAACAAAGCCATACGGTTATTACCTTCGCTTGGTTTGCCACTCTTACTAATGAACTCGCTGCTCAAATCAGGTGCATCTAACCAGCCTTCGTAATCCCACACATCTCGTAGTAATTCATGCAAGATAGCAGGGGTATAGTAAAAGAAATCATTGGTAGATACACGGGACTTGAAGGCACGCTCTTTCGTTGCGAACTTCTGCGCTTCGTTAGCAAATGTGCGGCGTAGTTTAAACGGCAAAGACTCCTGCCCGTTCCACTCATCAATCTTATGCCAATGTTCTAATGACCACAGGATTAGATGCTGAAAAATGTCGTCAACTGAAACAGCGTTCTTGTTTATCTTGGCTGAATACCGAGATGCAGTCCTCGCTAGTTTGTAAACGGTATCCCAAAGCGGGGACTGCTCAACATCCTTTAACTCCACTCTTACTCCTTTATCACTACATCTAACCAGTAGCGTTTAAACATCATAGCATTAACTCGCACCACAAGGTCGCGCTCATTGGTATCGTGGCGAACATTAAACTCAGGCATCAACCCAGCCAGTTCTTTAACTGGTATCAGTAAAGTTCCATCAGTAAATCTAAAACAAATACGGTGGAAAGTATCAGGGTTATCTAAATACGGTGGGCTAATCAACATCTGCTGCAACTTATTAAATGGAAAGATTGCTGGGATACTACTATCTATGGACAGCCACTTAATCTCTATGTCGCCTAGGTAGTTCTCTCTACCGTTGTCGTGCAACCAAGTTAAATGAAAGTCGGTGAAGTAAAACCTAGGCGTAGGGTAGAAGCGCCAGTTCGGATAGAGCCTAGATAAAGCGTGAACGGCAGCAGTTTCCCGTCTGCCGTCACCGCCCACCTGACGGATAGGTTCCAAAAACTCAGGCATAATGCTTGTTGTTTACTATGAATTGACCCTTGTGTAGATACACAGGAGTAGGAAATACTTGACGGTCTTTGATTGTTAGCAAACCAAATCCTTGCTGCCAGTTGGCAGACCCGCCCACATAGTGGGCAGCGTTTAAACGCATCATGTTTCCCACCTCAAATCCATACAACTGTTCCGTCACTCTCCCATTTACTGATGTTGTAAACGCTTGTAAACCAAGGCGGTGCGTGTGTCCACAGACGACACTCTTGCCAAAGCGTTTTGCCAAATTCATTGCGGTTCCGCCCGCAATACGACTCATAGCACCTTCGTCACCATGAGCAAGCAACCAGTTCGGTGCTAGTTCTACGGGCTTACGGTGCAATGTAATGTTTAAACGGTCAAGGTCAAGCATTTCCTCTAGCGTTAAACTACTAAGGCTGCGTAGTGCGGGCGCATACTGCGACACATACTTCTCAACTCTGATGTCGTGATTGCCAGTCTTAAAATGAATAGGTCTGCGACCCATGATGTGGCGTAAGTCAGCAAGTAAATCTGTTGCTTCATTAACGGAAGCCTGTAATGTTCTTGCGTATTCGCCTGCATTACCCCTTGACCAACGGCTAGGTTCAGGCTGGTCAATCCAATCACCAACTATCCATAGTTCATTTGGTTTGTAATCCCAAATGAAATCGTGGAGTAGAGCAACTGCCTTTCTATCTTGATAAGGTACTTGATAGTCACTCAGTACCACGACTTTTTTAATCATGTGTTTAAACTCCTGCTCGTTTTCGTAGCCCGTCTGCGCCCTCGTTCAAGAACACATCATTAACATCACACCCCTCAGGCATGAATACGGGAAATACATTGTCTAGTTCACGGGATAAGTTCTTTGCCATCTCACGACCAGCATTGTCGCCATCACAAAATAACAAAATCTTTGACCAATCTGCTAGCACTCTGCCATAAAATGGTTTCCAGTTATTAGCACCCGGAAGTCCGACAGCACTAAAGCCTGCTTGTGTAGCAATGATTGTGTCTATCTCACCTTCACATACAACAAGCAACTCACTCTCTTGGAATAGAGCAGCAATGTTGTAGATGTGTGTACTTGCCCCCGGTCTTGATAGATACTTCGGTCCGTCACCGTTTAAACTACGGAAGCGGATGTCCACAACTCCTGTTGGAGTTAGATAAGGAATTGATAACTTGTCGCGGTATGGTTCATGCCCAATCTCAGGCTCGCTTACGAAGCCTAGGCGGAACATACGCGCCGTCTGTTCGGTGATACCTCTCTGACTCAGGTAAGGCATCACTTGTTCTAGGTTTTCCGCGTACTTCTGACTCGCTAATTCCAGTAATTCTCTCTGCGATTTTGATAGCCTCACGAAATCCAACTCCTTCTTTTTTCATTATGATTGAATACACATCCCCAGCCATCTCGCAGCCGAAGCATCTGAACCCACCATTGTCTATGTTTAAACGCGCTGACTTAACTCTATCACCATGGAAGGCGCAACGCACGGTAATCCACCCATGTCGGACAGGTATTTCAAACCCGTAATGTTCCAGTACAGTAACAATGTCGTGCTTCTTATCAGAGTTTTGCAAGGGCATCACTCAACTTTTGTACGACATAAGCATCACCAATACCCTTGTTGGCAGCCTTGATTATGACCAATGGGTTAGGTGCTATCGCCAACTTCTTGGCAATCCGATAGTTCTCTGCTTCCACATAGGCTTCTCGTAACCACCCACTCAGGTCAATACGACCATCCCTTCTAGGTGCTTTGGCTTCAACAACATAGAAGTCATTTGCCGTAGGAAGGAACACATCCCCTATGTCGTTTCTACCAGCACGGGGTAGGCGCTGTGCGTTTAAACCCTGAGTCATAAACCAATCAGCCAGTTCTATTTCAAAGGCTGCACCCCTACGCTTGTTCGCTTGGTTGTTCATTTTCCTTTGCCTTTCTTGCTTCGGCTTCGTAAACGGAACCCCAATACAACTTGTAATAGTTTTCATCCAAACTAAAACGCTTCATGTGTTTAACGCGAGCGCCAGTATGAGTATGAACAGGAACACCTGCCTTCTTTAAGTATCTAAAGAACACAATGTCCTCACTTACAAACTGATTGTTTAAACCTTCCTTCTCTGCAAACAAAGAATAATCAGGGCAGACTTCACGCAGTTTAGGAACAATGCTCTTATGCATTAAGGCTAATCCCATACCCGCACAATCAACCTTAATGATTTGATTTTCAGGCAATGGGTGTATGTAGTTAATAGTAAACTCATTACCAGTTTCGTTAAAAATACACGGCATAGGCATCATCAATGCCTGTTCATTTTCTTTAGAGATAAAGTAAACACCAGTAACAACTGGTCGTGTTAACTTATCTGCTGTATCCCATAACTTTTTTAATACATCTTGGGTAAGCACAATGTCTGAGTCAACCCACAACAACCAATCGGTCTTTACCGAGTCAGCCCATAGGTCAAATAAACTTTGTCGTTGCCTACCAATCTGATTACCTTGAACACGGATAGCATTATGTACTTGTATGTTCTTTGGGTCTTGACCCATAATAATTGTGTACACAAGTCCTTCGGTAAACTTACCGTCAGACATGCCATTATCGCACCAACCAATAGATAGTGTTTCATTTTTACTATGCATCTTTTTCCTTTATCCCGATAATGACTTCATCAAAGTCGTACATCTCTGATTTAATTTTCATGTCGTCTAGTATGGTCATAGCATTTTCAGCCATGGCTTTCCAAATACCCGACATAGTATGTAATCCAACGGCTATCTCCATCTTGCAGTCGTCACCATGGTCATCCATTACTGCATCCCTTAGGTGTTCTGCTAACTGGTCAACATAATCTGCATACTGAATAGACTCAAACCAAATCTTTTGTGGGTCGTAAATCCTACGGGTTGCATCATCTAAGTTCTCAGCAATCATTGGCAGTTGTTCTACTATCTTGTTACGCATCTCATCTGAGATAGGTGCGTTATCAATCATCTGCCTTAACAACTCTTGTGAAACTTTTATCTTAGGTGCAAACTTATCGTTTAAACTTTCCTCACTCATAGAAGTTGTGGCTGTCCAATCTGTACTTGATGCTGTTGAAGGTCTGAAATCTGCATACTTGCTGGGTCATAGGACAACCAAATAGGTGTACCACCCGTAGCATCAGCAGGACCATAACGATTTTTAACTGCACATACACCCATTACACCCTGTTGGCTGTGTACTGTAAGTATTAAACTTGGAGTCTGAGCGACCTTCCCATGTAGTGCATGGCGTGGTGGACAAGGATTACCTTGGACACCTTCGCTGGTGTGGTGGCAAACAACAACGGCAGCGCCAGTTTCTCTAGCCCACCATTTAAGTTCACGCATCAATGTACGCAAACCGCCCCACTCATCTTGACCTTCAAGCGTTACATCAACGGCGTTATCAAGCACGATTAAACGAACATCATCACCAAGTCTTTCACGGGCAGCAAGAACAGAGTCCTCAATGTCTTTAAGACTTGGTGCGCTATCAAACTCCCACATCACATGGTCAGCAGGTTTTAACATCTGTGCTGCCCAATCCCTATCATGTTCCATCAAAGGTTCAACTTCACCTTGTGGTTTACCCGTAAGCATTGCAAGCATACGAAGGGACATTGTGTGTGAGTGCGTGTCCGCCGAGATGTACAGGGTAGGTACTTGTGCTTGCACGGCTAAAGATAAAGCCAAAGTACTTTTACCTGCCCCCGGCGGACCAGCAATCATTGATACTTCGCCGTGTCTAAACATTATCTGCTGTGATGCTAAAGATTGCCAAACAGTTGGGATGGTTGCCCCACCTTGTGAAGCAGTCTTTATGGCACGGCTAAGTAATCTCATTGTTACGCAGCGACCTTCTTATTGCACGCACTTTCACGGGCATTAGGACATGCGTAGAACGCCTTGTATGGCTTGCCAGCCTTGCTAATACCTGCTGCTACAAATCGCATTGGCAATCCGTGGTCGCAAACAGGTGAGCCTGCTGGGGCTGGTGCTTGTGCTGCTGCACCTTGTGTACCAGCGCCCCATTGATTTCCAATAGGTTGTGCTGGTGCTACTGGTACTGGATTTAGTCCAGCATTTTGTAGAGTTTGAATTGCTTGTGCAGCAGGGTTGCTGCTGAGTTTATGCAACTCATCAATCGTTTCCTCTAGTTGCAAGATGCGTTGCATACGCACTTCCAACCCATCAAGGATTGTGTCTAACTGTTGCTCATCCCATGCTCTGAGATTGAGTAGTGAACCTTTTGGTGTCTTTAAGTTCACTTGGTATGGTGCTTCATTACTCATCACTTGCTTCTCCTTCTGTTATTTCGGGGTATTTGTGTGAGTCCTTGCCATTAACAACATAGCATGCAGCGTTTACACCGCATGTCCCGCACATAAATCCGGGTGCTGGGATGTAGATGTCGTTCATTACTGCCTTCTCAAAGTTTTTAACCCATGAGCCTAGGCGTGCTTCTGTGAAATTATCTAGGTTTACCGTGTCCGTCAGTTCACCTGTGCGGGACATCCAGTAAGCACCACCAACAGGGCGAACACCAAATGTTTTTTCTACCATGATTGCGTAGATACCCATTTGAGTTTTACTTGCTGGTTCTCTGCTTCCTGTCTTGATGTCCACAACAATTAGTTCCCCGTTGGGAGTAACAAACAAGCGGTCAAGAACTGCCTTAACTGGCACTCCATTAACATCTTGGTTCATCTCAACTTCAATGGCAGGGCGACCATCAGGTAGTTTAAACAGTTGGTAGCCTGAGTCATTGCGGAACTGTACCCAGCGGTCAACCATTTTAGGTCCTTCGGTTAACCACCAAGTTGCATCCTCACCATTTGGATACGCCTTGCTAGAGCGACCACCAGCACGGAACGGCATGCCGTTGTCGCTTCTTTCATAGTTGCGTTTCCATGCTTCGTTAAAAGCAATGGTGGAATTAAAGTTCTCTGTGCCTGTAACATCAAACACTTCTGTTGCTTCATGCACAGACGAACCACCTACTAACCAGTAGGATGGGTTCTCAGGAACTTTTTGTATTCGGGATAGATAGAATTGCCACCCGCAGTTTAGCCAAGTTGAAATACCACTATGGCTAACATAGGATTTACCCGTCTTAATTTCTAGGGTCAATTATCCAGTCCTTTCTATGTATAGTTGATTTCTCCGCTAGGATACAGGTGCAATCTCTCCCCTATTCCAACGACACGCCGTGTCTAAACAAGCAAAATTACAGAAATGTAATTAGACTGCTGTTCGTGCAGCGTAAGGATAAGTGTGACTGAGCCAACGCCAGTTGGCGAGTGGAAGCCTGACTATGGTAAATCCTTCGGCGACTTGCGTGGCGAGCCAAGCCATAGTTGTATCTGTGGTTGTGAAGTATTAAATGTTAAATGCATTTTTATAGATTACGAAATAGCATTATGGTTTACTGATGCTGAGTGTGCAAATTGTGGCACAAAATTAACAGCGCCTACCCCTGCTGATAGGAAACCAACAAGTGGCGATTTATGAATTTAAATGTGAACTATGTGGCATACAATACGAAACAGAAATCTCTATACATAACGACATCAGCGCACCTAACTGTTGCGGGCAGCAAATGAGTAGGGTATGGTCAGTCCCGTCAGTTAAGTTTAACGCTAGCGGTTTTTACTCAACTGATAATCGGACAAGTTAATAAAACAAAAAAAGCCCCGCAATCACCGCGTACATAGGGGAAGTGTACGAAGTGAAAGCGGGGCTTTCTTGTGTTTAAACGATTAGATTACTCAGCGCCTCTACCGAAGGATGGGTCTGATGAGTCAAGTGCTTTAAGTAGTGGACCTGCTGCACCTGTTAGTGCTGCTAGTGCCAATGTCTTTAGATTAGTTTCACCTGCTAGATACAGAGCGAGAACAGCAGCAACCGCTGCACGCACATAACTGCCTAGTATTGCTACTAACTTTTGGTTCATTTGATACCACTTTCTTTTGGGGGACAACCGCAATGGCTGCCTTTATTTGGTTTACTAACTTAGGTGCTGCCATCCATGGGAACCATGGGCGAACATCATCACCGCATCCATCATTGATGGAAATGTGCAAGTGTTTCATGTGCGGGTTTGAGCCTGTGTACTTGCGGTCACCTTCTTTTGCTCTTACCTTTGACCAAATCTTTTTGTTAAAGATTAGGTACTTCACACGACTGTCTTTCTTTAGTTCTTGAAAAATAATTGCACAATCAATTCCGTTAGCAGGGTCATGTGTTAAGTCAACTGCATAACCAGTATTGTGGTCAGAGTCAGGACTTTGCTTTAGGTGTGCAGCAGAAGGAAGTAATCCATCAGATAACTTCTTACGCTTTGGTGCAATAGCAGTTGCTTGGCGCAATACTGCAAGTGCTGCTGGTGTTGCTTTCTTTGCTAGTTTATTCATTATTTTCTTTCAAGTAAGAGTGAGTAGATTTCGTCAACCCGTCTTTCCACTCTGTTTAAACGGTCAGCAACCGAACTGCCCCCATTTGGTTTAAGTTCACTTAAATAATGTTTTACTAAGAACCTAATACCAGCGGTTAAACCAGCGATAATGGTCATTACAGATACGGCTAGTGCAGCCCAGTTTGCAGGAGTCATTTGATTTTCTTTTTCCTTTTATACGACAGTTCTCGCAACGACTTGGACAATACCGCCAAAGCCTGAGAAGTTACGGTTAGGTGGAGTTGAGCGAATAAAGGTTATCTGCTCTATCACCGCTTCAATAGGCTCTCCGCCTGCGGTGAAATCTTGGATGACGACTGTTTCGCCAACACCTTCAACTGCTTCAAGTGCGCTTAATCGCGTTCTTGCATAGCCTTCGTAACCCAATAGGTTACCAAGTTTGTCGGTTTCTCTATCAAAACAAAATAAAGGAATTTGAATAACGCGAGCGCGAGTAGGAGTAGGAAGCGCTTTAGCAGAATAACCATAAATAACAGCGCCAGTAGTGGCATCAGAACTGTTGCGAGAAAGGGTGAAACGGAAAGAAGCATCAGGCGAAACATCCGGGAATACAACCGCAAGGTCATAGTCGTACTGTTCGGTTGTGCCTTGTGCAACAGTAGTGAGCGCATCAGCAGCAGTTTCTGTAACTCTTGCAATTTGTATGTCCCCTTGCAATGTATCAGGTGTACGCAAACGAAGTCGCTTCCACGCTTTATTTTCTAATGTATCAAAACGAATTAGTCCAGTAGTAAATGTTCCTGACTCAACTAAGTCAGTAGAGTGTTCAATCCAAAGACCTGAGCCTTCAACGGTAAATGCTTTGCGACCATTATCAAATGTTGCAACAGAGTGGACATGTCCAGTTACGCTAGTTGCAACCAAGTCTGTTGCGTAGGCATAACCATTATTAGCCAATGGCGCACCAAGATTGATACGAATTAAACCTGTTTGCCCGCCAACACCTGCGTTTACACCAGCCCAAACAAATGAGTTACGAGCAGTAAATGCATAGACACCACCAGTTGCTTCAAAGACAAGTGGACCGTAAGAAACATTACCATCAGCATCAACAATAGCCACACGCACACCACGGCTTGTTCCAAGCATTACATAAGAACCTAAATAGCCATACATTTGTAACAACTGTTCGCTCTTTGGTAAAAGGAGTACACGAACCATTGTAGATAATGCACCACTATTATCTACTGTAACTTTAAAAGCCATGCCTTCATCACCCGAATAACCACCAATGTAGAAAGCATTAGATGACTCAGTTACAGCGGTAAAAGTAAATCCCGAAGGTAATGTTGTTGAACCATTGATAGCAGTTAAAGTGCTAAAGTTAATTGATGAACCTGTGTTTCTTGCAAGTGCATAAGATTGTGTTGTACCGCTAGTAGTAGAATAAGCAATAACAAAACGACTTTTAACATAGTTAATTGCAACTTTATCACTAGCAGCATCTGCTGAGTTAATAGCATAATCTTGATGTATCGCTGGATTGGCATCATCAAATGAATAACGCCATACTTTAGTAGGAGTAACAATCATAAGGTCGTTACCACCCATAGCAGCAGCCAAGATTTTTTCAGTTATTGCAGAATTATTAACAAGCGTTGTTTCAGTACCAGTAGTAGAAGTTCTTAATACGCGAGATGTGGCAGATGCTGACTCTGCAACTTTAATAAGAAAGTCTGCGCCATTAACAGTTGTAGAAAAAACATAAGATTTGCCAGTTGCTGCTTCTGTAAGCGTGGTTTTCTTTAATAATTTAATTTGTCCAGTAGTCCAAGGGTCAATACCTTCACCAGTCTTGTAACGGAACTTGGTTTGGTCAGGGTCGCCTTCAAGTGGTTCCTGATAGTTAATACCTTGACCTAAATGCAAGGATGATTGCGACCTAATCCAATAACCCGAACCAGCAAGTGACTGCTCACCGGGGTCACGCTCTTGGTCCACACGCTGAGTACGAAACTCTGCGGTCTGTCGGCGGTAAGGTGTAGAGTCAGTTACGCCAAGAATAAAAGGCAAGCCAGCAATAGCCACATCAAAAGCATTACCTGTAATTTCATAGTATTGAGATACAGAACCCGACAGGTCAATCTGTGGGCGTTCGGTAATGTGGGGCGCACGGCTTGTTATTGCCATTTAAACACTTCCTTTACTATTAGTTGCTGTAATTGTTTAAACAGGAAGTTATTATGCAGCAGGTCCTGTAACTTCAATCCATTGCTGGTTTGGTTCAAACCAACCATAATCTTTTCCATCAGTTGGACAGGCAATAGGTGGTTCCCATTGGCAAGTTGTTTCATTTAGTGTCCAAGAAGCCCAAGGCTTAGGTGGAATAAATGCATCACGACCTGCATCATAGGTAAAACCAATACCTGCGTAGTTTTTACGGATGTTTCCGTTGTATGAAGTTTGCTTCCATAATGTATGACCATGTAATCCTGTTAGAAAATCAATACCTGTTTGTTCTGACTCATTACCATCAATAGTAATAACATCATTATTTACAACATGTACTGCAAGTACATTATTGTTTTCATCTAGTTTTGCAAAGTGTGCCATGTTTCTCCTTAGTAAGTAATTGACCCATCACCATTAAATTGATAAATGTGATAACTTCCTGATGTTGTGTAAGTTGGTGAACCTGTTGTAGAGGCTGCTGCTCTTGTTGCACGAATAATAACTACTCCGCTACCACCTGCACCGCTAGTACCTTGTGCGCTACCATTGCCGAAAGCAGAACCACCACCACCGCCGCCACTATTAGCGGTTCCCGAGCCACCTGCAACACCACTTAATCTAGCACCTGCGCCACCACCACCTGAACCACCTGCTCCAACTAATGTTCCTCTAGGGTCACCAGAAGCACCACCACCACCTGCGTATGTTACAGATGAACCAGTAATAGATACTGCAACACCAGCACCACCAGCACCACCAGCACCGCTGGTTGGAAAACCAGATTGACCATTATTTCCAGCAGCACCTGCACCACCACCACCGCCACCGCTTGAACCGCCACTTAAACCAACACCACCATCATAACCTTGGTTAGTAGTACCGCTTCCTGCGGTGGTTTGACCACCACCAGCACCACCACCAGAACCACCAGTTCCAGCGTTAGCACTGTTGTAATCACCACCTCTACCACCACCAGTTGAAGTTACTGTTGTTATACCAGTACCACTAATAGATGAATTGCTACCCGCATTTCCTGGAGCAAAATCTCCACTTGAACCACCAGCAGTACCAGCACCGCCACCGCCAACAGTTACGGTATAAGTAGTTCCACCATTTAAAGTTAATGCAGTTTCTAAAGTTCCACCTCTACCAGTTGCCGTAACAGTTGAGCGTAAACCGCCCGCTCCACCACCACCACAACTATTTACTGCACCTGAACCACCGCCAGCAACTACTAGGTAGTCGGCAGTTACTGAAAGTACAGTTGTTTGGTCCCAAAATTTAGATGACTTAACACCAGTTCTAATACTTGATGTAGAAAATTTACGAATAGCCATTAGAAAGTTATGCTCCCATCCCCATTAAACACATAAACACCCAAACTTGGATTGCTTGGTGAACCAGTTGTTGATGCAGCAGCAACTGATGCCTTGATTACTACTATGCCACTTCCTCCGTTGCCAGCCCTTCCGTTTGTTTGTGAACCACCTGCTCCTCCACCGCCACCTCGGTTGGCTGTTGCGTTACTTGCAGTTTCACCAACATTTGCGCCGTTTGAACCGCCATCAGTACCAGTACCAGCAAAGGAACCTGGGTCGCCTGGGGCTGCGCTTGTTACTGAACCGCCACCGCCACCACCGCCTGCGTATGCAACTGATGTGCCAGTTATTGAAATAGTCCGACCTGAACCGCCGTTACCAGAGTTGGCATTGTTGTTTGATGCTGCTGTTGCGTTTCCACCGACTGAACCCGCACCACCACCGCCACCTGCGCCAGCAGCACTTGTTGGGTGCCTTGAGTTTCCGCCTTTAAATCCTTGGTTTTCAGTTCCGTTTGCTCCTGTTGGAGATGTTGTACCTGCGCCTCCGCCTCCGCTTCCACCAGTCGTTGGTGCATTTGCGCCGTCTCCTCCCGACCCTCCACCTCCACCCGTAGAAGTGATGGTAGTAAGACCAGTCCCTGAAATAGAAGAGTTACTTCCGACAACGCCGGTGGCTCCTGTTGATGTACCTCCCGCACCGCCGTTGCCAACCGTAATAGTATAAGTAGTTCCTAGAGCCAGTAACGCTTGGCTTTCCAATGAACCATTGCCACCAGTTGCACCGAATGTTGAGCGCAGACCTCCGCCTCCGCCTCCAGCAGCACACCCTTGATTATTGCCTCTAGCGTCACCTCCACCACCACCACCTGCAACAACAAGGTAGTCAATGGTAACGCCAAGTACAGTTGTTTGGTCCCAAAAGTTTTGATACTTAGGAAACCCTGCGCCAATGCGTGAATTAGAAAAGCGGGTTACAGCCATGGTGTTTAAACTCCTTAGAGTAAATTAAGCGATTTCAGAACCAAAAAGATTGAAGGACATGTTTGCGCTAGATGCGTAAACAGTCACAACATCCGAAGCATCAATAGTGATGCCAAGTGTTAATGCTGTTGAGTCGTTTGCTGCAATGGCAACATCATAAGCAAGGTAGTGTTCATTTGCTTGTGTTGCACCATTAGGGCGTACTGAAATGCGGTATGTACCAGCAGATGCTGCACGGTTTGCGACTACTATTGTTGAGATTACTGTTTGTGTTGCAGATGGGCAAGTGTAAGCAGTCGTAGCAGTAGTAGCAGACGGTGCGACCTGACCCAGCACTTTGTAGGTATTAGCCATTTATTATGCTCCTATTAGTAGAAATGGGTTAAAGCCTGCTTCCGAAATAGCAGACTCTTTAGCCAATGGTATTCCCCCGGCAGTAGTGCCGTCATGTACCACGACTGTATCTTTGGTGGTGTCTATTGTGACTTCTCCAACCAAACCTGTAAATGTAGAGTGTTCGCTAGTGGTTCCTCTACGGAGTTGCATTGCAAATGCTGGCATGTTTTATGCTCCCATCAGTAATAACACGCTTGGTA